CGACAACCTACCAAGCGCCTTATCTATATCTTTTTCCGTAATATCTTTCAGAGGAAAACAGCTTCCCTTGATTATCTTTGCTCTTCCGTCGTATCTGCCGAAGTCGTCACAGGTTACAATCAATCTATAGAACAGAACCTCCTCAAACCAAGATAAAGAATCTATTTCTTCACTCCTGCAGATGCTCTCCTTGATTATCCTGTTTGGCATTCAATCATCCTCCTTTCGGACACCGGAGGTTTTCCCTCCGGCTCCTGTCTTAATAAATTACCTTGCTACCATTTTCCGTTTTGACTACATCCAAATTCTGTGGGAATCTGGCTTTCATAGTCGGATCGTGTGTGATAGCCATTATTTTGATATTGTTATATCTGCTCTGAATAGTTTCCAGTGCATCGCAATATGCCTGTATTCCATCCCCATCTAAGAAAGGCGGCTCATCAATAAAGAGCATTCCCAGCTGTATTCCTGCCGAAGACGATTTGATTTCTGCCAATGCAAGGATTACAGACAATGAAGACTTAACTTTCTCGCCTCCAGATTTTGAAAGGTATGGAAGTATCGACTTTCCGTATTCTTCAATGTAAATATCAAGCGATACCTTTTCTTTTCCATTTTTCTGTAATCTCTCTAGTCTGAACTCCACTCCCATTTTTCCGCCAGTCATCTGTCCAAGAATAGTATTTGCTGTAGCTGTCAGCTGCGGAATAATAGAACGGATAATCTGATGTGGCACACCACTCTGGCTAAATGCGACTTTCAATGTATCGTAATCAGCTGTCTCCTTGGCATATTCCACCTGCTTGTCCTGTAAAGCTGCAATATCCTGCTTCAACTTTGCAATCTGTTCCGATTTCTGCTGTAAAGCTCCAATTCGCATCTGTTTTTCCTTTACCATGCTGTTAATGGCATTCACTTCTGTATCCAGTCCGTTCACAATCGCCTGAGCCTCTTCCATTCCCGCCATAGCAAGTATCTCTTTATCAGCCTCTGCCTGTCTCTCTGAGATTTCATCATCGATACCGGTAATTTCTGCTGTCAACTCCAGAACCCTGTTCAATGCTGTTGCATTTCTTTCCTCTGCTACTGGGAGCATTTTTTCCTTTTCCACCCACGGATCAAGAGCAGTAATGGCACTAAGCACATGCACATGTTCTTCAAACGCTTTGGCATATATATCACGCTCTGTTTCTGCCTGTGTGCCCTTTAATTTGACCTCAGCAAGCCTGTTTTCTGCTTCTGATATATTTGACTTTAAATGTTCCAAAGCCGCCTTAATCAAAGCGAGATTGTTTTCCCTCTGGTTGATTTTTTCGAGCTGTGCCACATACGGAAGCAATGTTGCACATTCGTTTTGCAGGACTGTTAAAGCTGCCGCATCATATCCTATCGCATCCATTTCAGCCTGTTTGTTCTCTATTGCATATCTGCTCTTTGCAAGTTCGCAATCTCTGCGAGCGGCAATGTCTACATACAATGCTTCATGTACTTCCAGCTGTTCCTTTGCCTCGATGGCATCCTGCAAGAATTTACAATGTGCTTTCTCGATATCCACACATCCGGATTCATTCAATATTGCAACTTTCTTTTCAAGAAACTGCTTCTGCTCGTCCGCTTTCTGCTTCTCCCTATCAAAGCTTGACCTTGTCTCGCTTTCATGGAAAACTGCCGCAGAGTATTCAGTTTTTGCTTTCTGATATGCAACAGCTTTTTCCTGCATATCCTCTAACTCTGCTTTCTTTTTGGTGTATGTTTCGGCTTTCTGCCTGACCTCACCATCATTGACCGAATCCAGTATCATTGCATTCTTTTCATCCTGTTTCTTCTGTAAAGCAGCCTGCAACTCCAGAATGTTCTTCTGTTCACTTTCAGCCTGCTTTGCAAGATTTTCAGCCTCCTGTTTCTTTGTGGTGTAGAGTGCTGACTGTCCTGCAAGTTCCAGTTCCCGCTTCAACAAATCTTTTCTTTCAGCAATCTTTTCCTCTATTTCAGGCTTCTGAGTGAGAGTTGCTAAACTGCTGTCTGCTATTGCCTGCTGTGTAGCTCTATTCTGCTCTGCAATGGTCTTTTTTGCCTGTAATGTTGTAACAGCTGCAAGAGCTTTCTTTCGCCTTTCTGCGGCTTCCTGCTGATTCGACAGAATAAGTTTCTTCTGGTCTCTCTCATTAATCTTTGCCTGCAGTCTGGCTTCCTGCTCTGCCAATTCCGTCTTGCATGCTTCCAGTTCTTCGTCCGGCTTGCCAAATTCAGCGATTGTAACATTATGAATTGTGATTTCCTGCTTCAAATCCCTGTTCTTGGCTCCATTCACTTTCGCCTTGTCGGAAGCGATTCTCTCCATTAGCTGATACACTCCAAGTCCAAGAAGCGTTCCAAGGACTTCAACTCTTTCCTCTGGTTTTGCCTGTAGAAATAATCCGTACTGATCCTGCATAATCAGAGCGCATGACTTGAATGTAAAGCTGTCCATTCCGAGGATGTTCAATATTTCCTGCTGTGTATCGTTGTATCGTTCCTTGGAACAATCTTTCCATTCATTCTCAACAAACTGGGAGATATTCAAAGTTCCTTTTCCGGAACGGGCTCTGGTTCGTGTAACACGATACTTTTTCTCTCCGATACGGAATGTAAACATAATCGAACCGGAACGGACACTTTCATCATTTCTAAGCCATGGTGCCTTTCCTGTATCATCCTTGATTACACCCTCTCTCGGTTCTTCATAAAGGCAGTCGATAATCGCATCCATAAACAAGCTGCTCTTTCCTGCTCCATTCTGACCGTTGATTGTGCAGAATGTGATATCCTCGAAATTAAATGTTTCCTCTTCGTAGTTACGATAATTCTTAACAGCAATTTCTACAGGTTCAAATGTTCCGCTATTTGCTGTCGCTGTCATGCTTGCCTCAGCTTCAGCAATAATCGGTCTTGCCTTTAATACAAGTTCCTGTATTCTTTCCTGCGGTACCTGCTTTTCCTCAAGATACTTAATAAGGTTTGCTTCTGGATCCGTGGCATTTTCAAGCTGTGTTCTGTTGGCGAATTCATCTATCTTGTCTGGAAGAATTTCCCATACCATAAATGCTCCGTCTTCCAGAAGCTCTCTTTCCAAAGTTGCCTTATTCAGAGCCTTGCTGTTTTCTGCGGTGCAGCTATAATGAACACGGACAATCTTTCCATCGATCTGCCCTCTCCACTTCTCAGTAGCAACAAAATCCATAGCCTGCATATTTATCTGAGTCACATCATCATCATTGAGTTCAATGGTCGCAAATTCTCTGATAGGTGTTTCATGGAAAATACTCTGCCATGTTCCCAGCTCGTGCCAGTTGTGAATCCAAAAGCCCCTCTGCTGTCCCTCGTCATTAAAGTTCATGGCATTTATCGCACCGGAATAATACCAGTCTCTGTGCATTATCTTCTGTGGTCTGTGAATATGTCCTAAAGCAACCAGATTGTAATTGGCCGCCAATAAAGCCTCCTGCGGAATGATTGGCTCAAACTGTGTGAGCATCATTGTCTGTCCGCTCTCGGTATTGCATCCTGGTACTGTGTAATGTGCCATCAGAATACTTTTCTTTTCTGGAGAGCATTGTGCTTTCAGTCCTGTTACAATATTTGATAATTCATTGGTAAACACCACATTTTCTTCATCACTTGACAATCCCGGATGATTAGCTCTGAACACTCCCCTGTCAAATCCCGGGAGCACCGCAATATCAACATCATCAAATGAAATTACCTGTGGAGTAATCACCACATGAACATTCGGAACATCTGCAAACATTTCAGATAGGACATTGAACTGTCCTGATCCGTCATGGTTTGGAGTACCTCTCATAACAACAACCTGCTTTGATACTGCCGCAAGCTCTCTGATATAATGAATGGCAGTAATAATTTCCTCACAACACCTGTCGGACCACAGGCGACCAACATGGAATATGTCACCAGATACAAGCGAGTAATCCGGTTTTTCCTCATTTGCCACTCTGATCAGTTCATCCAGACATCTTTTCGTGTCCTCTGTTCGGAGATTTACTCCGTCCTTGACTGGGCTTCGGAATGTTCCAAGATGCCAGTCTGCTGTATGTAATATCTTCATTTCAACACCTCCATTGTGGCTTTCATCGCCATAATCATGTTATTTAGCTGCAGCTCTAATATCTTAAATACCGATTCCTCAATGCCGCAAAAATCAATGCCATCACCGGTCCATTCTTCCCCAACAATCAGTATGTTTCCTGTTATTGGAATATTGTGTTTATCAGTTTCATAAAGGTAACTGCCTATGAGATTCGGGATGATTACTTCTTTCAACAATCCCTCCTCGTCAATTAGCATACTTACGCACTGCCCCTTGACCTTAGTCGGATGGTCCATTTGGTGTAATTCTGTATATAATCGCTTTGGCATCACATGCTCATATAATCTGCAGTCATTTCCTATCAGCTCTCGAAGCTTATTGTTCTGTTCCTCATGGGTTCCTGTTGGAAACTCATGTACGGATAATTCCAAATCCGTTGAAATCTTAATCAGATTCATTACTTACCAGCTCCTTTCTGACACTTCATGCACAGCGGTCTTCCAAATTTATTGAGTGAGTATTCATATACCCTTTCGTTGATTTCTGCTCCACATCCATCACAGAAATATCCAGTTGTCTCATTTCCATTTGTTGTCGGCTGTGACTGTGGCTGTTCCTGTGCCGGCTGTTCCTGATCGAACCAGTTTCTTTCCTGTTCTTCCACAGCCCCATCACTATCCTCAACCTGTTCGGAAGTAAATGCAGGATTGTCAATTTCATCCTCCGGATTAAAGTCTGACGAAAATGCTTCGCCAGAAAATGCAGTGGAGATTGCCGGAGGTGTAGATGAAGCTCCGAACATATTTCCCATAGAGTTCATTCCCTGCTGAAGCATTGCATTTCTTACTGTTGGATCCGTGTAGTCTGGTGCAAATGTAACTGTCGGAACAACGAATGGTTTGTCCAGCTCTGCTTTTGAATATGTTCCCTTGATTCCAAGCAAAGCTCTGATAACTCTAAGAATTGCTCCTGTCTGTGCCTTTTCAGAAGCAGTCTTTCTAAGGAGTGTCATATTTACAAGGATCGATCTCTCTATATACTTCTCTCTGTCGCTGTCAGCAATTACATAGTATTTGTCATACTTTCCGTACTGATTTGGTTCTGCTTCCTGTTTCCATTCCCCCTTGAACATTTCAGCGGCGGCCTTGGAAGCTCGCCAGTCATGAATACCCATGATTGACTTATCCATAAATTCAAGGCGGTACTTCGATTCTTCATCATCAAGGCAGATACGCTTTGTTTCCATGTGTGTCTTGTAGCTTCCATCCGGAAGTCTTACTGCTCCGTATGCCTTTCCGACATAGGTATTCGTATTCTCTCTTATGACTGTTGTGTACTCAGGGTGAAACTGGATTCCTGCCGCAGTTGCCAGCTTCATAAGAAGCGGCTTTGCAGGTGAGAAAACTTCCTCATATATGGCTTTTCCTTTTCCATCCTCTCCAGTCTTTACCTTTCCGACCGAGAAGATATCTCCTGAGTTTGGTGCTGTGTCCGCCACCACTTCCATAACGGAGCACTTATAAAATGGGTTGATCTGCACTGATGTAGCTGCTGGTAACAGCAGATTGCAGTTTGGATATTTGGACTGGATTTCAGCCAAAGCATTTGAATTGTTCATAGATAAAACCTCCATATTGTGTAATATTTGCTTGATTTATAAAGCAGGAACTGCTACAATATGGTTATCCGTAGGGGCACTCTGATTTCTGATCGAGTGCTCTTTTTCCATATCTCGCAATGTTCTGCATAAATCCATAGTGAATTTTGAAAAAGCAAGGCTTCTCACATATTCCTCTGTAAGCTTCACAAGATACCAATGCTGTAACACAACCTGTCTATGCTCACGCTGGTATATGTACTCCTGCTTATGTCTGGCATATTTCAATGCCTCCTCGAACTGTTCATCTGTAATTTCGCATCCGAGCAGTTCCTCTACTTCTTTTTTTTCTACAATTTCTTTCATTTTCCAATTCCTCCAGTGAATCAAATAAATAGTTAATTGCTTTCCATGCTCCCCAGTAAACCACAGGGATTAATAAATACTCACCTCCGACAGCTTCGTATCCTCTCTCGATATAGGCAAGATGAAAAGACCATTTCCCGATAGCGTATGTGACAAGCAGTGTCCAGATAACCGCTATCAAATCTCTTTTCAGTGTCTTACTCATTTGTCCTCACTCCTTGTAAAAATAATGTTTTCCATGCTTAAACAGGAAAGTAAGATTTTCACTATGCCATGTAGAATCGCTCTTACTCTCAAAGTAAGTTGCTCCATGGCTCTCATCCCATCCATCAGTCTGAATAAGCTGCAATGCTCTGTAACAGTCCTCGTCCGGCTCTACTTCGTCATATCTTCCGTTGCCAATCGGACTAAACTGCCCTTTCTGGAAGATAACCTCCTCGATAGTGTCTGGAAATTCATCATCCCAAACCCTATTCAGTACAACCAGCATCACGAGGGCTTTTCCCTCGGTGTCCTCTGATTCGGCTTCAGCCATTGCAATCTTGGCAAGCCTATACGCATCATCAGAATCCCAATCCATACTGCCGATTTTGGACTGCTCATTTTTTACCATTTCTTGTCCGGTCGTTGTGATTGGTTCCGTTGTCGGCATTGCATCCGCTTCCTCAGAAACCACGGCGCTAACAATGATTTCTGTTTCATCCACTTCGTCTGCCGGAGTTCCCGTAAAGCTGAAAGCGAATGCAACCATTGATGTCAACGAAATCACGAATACCAGTCCTAAACCTAAAAGACATTTGTTTCTCATGCTCCTATTGCACCTCCTTGGGGATGGTCAAACACAAATGACATCTGACCATTGCTATCATTCGCTCTTAAAAACTGACTGTAGAAAGCCCTGCTCGTCTCCTGTTCTCTCGCCTTAATGCTTTCACAATCGCACTTCTCTCCTGGATCCAGATTGCAACCGCAATGTGGGCAAACATTGTAATATGCCATTTTGCACCTCCTATTCTTCAATCATGCATCTCTCAAAAAAATACTTTCTCGGAACTTTGCCAATTGGATATGCCGGTGTCAGCTTTCCTGCCTTAACCAGCTCGTCCCGAAGTTGCCTTATCAGCTCATAAGCCTTGTTTTCCTTGCAATCAAGATATTTCATTACTTCTTGTGCTCCTATGTAATATTTCCCCGGTGTCGCAATAACACCCGGTGCTGTCGCCAATGCGTTCATTTGCTCACCTCCTGCGATAAATCTTGTTTAACAATCTGGTCCATAGTTACACCAAAGAAATCTGCTAGTTTTTCTAAGATGTCTATTGTCGGCTTTGCTTTTCCCGTTTCAATTGCGTTGTACCCTTGTTTCCCTCTGTAACCTAGCAATTCAGATATGTCCTGTTGTGTCATACCATGCTTTTTACGCAAATACATAAGATTAAGCACATATACCGGCATTGCAGGCTTCATATCTCTCAACACTAGATCGTCAAGCGATACTCCATGATATCTTGCTAATTCCACAATTATTTCAATTCCCGGAGTTCGACTTCCGCATTCCCATGAAGACATTGTCTTTTGTTCAACTCCAAAGAGATTCGCCAACTCCTGTTGTGTCTTCCCTATCTGTTCCCGAAGGAATTTTAAGTTTCCCGCTAAATACAAAATGTCACCTCCTGCGGCTTGGAGCTGCTTGAAGCTCCGAGCAAATATTGTATTGGTTTCCCGATTCGGATTTGAATTCGGATTGGATTGGATTACGGACACATTTGTTGTCACTTGCTGTCAAATGTCCGCAGAATGTAAATAAAAAAATTATTAAGCTCTACTCTGCCAATAGTACCGCCAGACTGTCCTTGCTTTCGCTCTGTCCAATGATACTGCCGACCATTCAAGCCTATTTCTTACATATTCTTCTTAATCCAAAGCCTCATGCTTTGTGCAATCTCCTCTACCTCTTCTAAGTTTTTTACTACCTCATCAAGCTCAGGCTTTTCACTTTCATCAATCACACCATCTGCGGTGATGTCGAGAAGCATTTCTTTTGTTTTCCCTATCTTCCGGAAAACCGAAAGCGTTCTGACTGTGATTCTGTCCAAATTCGCCAGCTCCGCTTTTGGCATTTCGCATCCGAGCGGACACATTGTTCTGCAAAAATAATTTTCCAATTCCGGAGCATTGTATAAATCTGCCATCAGTCTTATTTCCTCTGGATAAGGAACTGCAATGCCACTCTCTATTCGATAAAGTCTCCCTCTGTCAATTGACATGTAATCTGCAGCTCCTTCTCTACTGCTCAACTGCTCATTGTGTGTTGCCGCTTCGCAACGGGCTTTGTAAAAGATGTTGGAGCTTGTCTTAGCTGTCACATTTGCCATTTTCTACATCACCTCCATGCGTTAAAATGGTATCAGTTGAAGTTTCTTGAACTTCTTTTGCAAAAAAAATTTTATATGTCATCTCTTTGGATAATCCGAGATGGATTGCGATTTGATTTGCTATATCTACGGAAATAGAGGTTTTCCCTTTTTCCATCAGGCAGTAACTGCTTTTGTCTTTGAAGCCGAGGCACTTTGCAAGTTTCTCCTGTGTTATACCGCGTTTCATTCGCTCTGCTCTCAATAGTGCCAGATCCATTGTCTTACCTCCTTATGTGTTTATGTTTCTTCAACTTTCAAGTTCATATTACTTCAACTTTATTTTGTTGTCAAGCATTTTGTTGAAGTTTCTGCAACTTTGTTTTTATTTCTTCAATTTAGAAAGGATGTGTTATATAATGAGTTTGAAATTATTAAACTTACACGGAGGCGATTATTATGGCAAATCTATCTGATAGGATTAAAAGCCTCCGCTTGTCAGCAGAAATGACACAGGAAGAATTTGGTAAGAAGTTCGGAATAGTAAAATCTACAGTTTCATTATATGAAAGTGGCAAAAGCACACCGAACGATCAAATCAAAAAACAGATATGTGACTACTTCCATGTTTCATTAGATTACTTGCTCGGTGTTGACAGGCAGGGAGGACTTGATTATGCGAACTTTCAGATAGACGAATCTGAATTCGCTCTCGATTTCAAAATGAGAATTCGGGAACTAATTTCTGAGCAAGGAATGACTGAAGATGATTTCATGCAAAGTACTGGTTTTAGTAAAGATGAAAAGGATGCTTATCTATATGGCAACAGAATGCCATCAATAGAGGATCTCATAAAAATCACCGGTGCATTAGATGTATCAGCAGATTATCTTCTCGACATTTCAAGAAGAAAAAGGCTGTCATCGGACGAAGAATCGCTCCTTCAATTATTTAACAAGTGCGATGACCAATGCAAAAACTATCTTATAGCAAAGGCAGGTGTTTTGTGTGTAGAGGGTATCTCGGCAGTTGCAGCTGGTGAGTATGGCAAATACGCAGACGAAGAAAAAAAATCATTTCCTTCGAGTGGTACCGAAGGAAAAGGGGCTTAAAAAAAATAACAGAACGATTGGAGGAATATTATGGTATGGACTGCAGCTTGGACCGACTTTGTTATCTGCCTCCTGTTTGGATGGCTTGGGGTTCATAAATTTAGAGAAAAGAAGATTGGTATGGGTATTCTTTACCTATGCACATTTGGATTGTTTTGTATCGGATGGTTTGTTGACTGTATCCGGTACCTGCTGGCCGCACTTCATGGGGAACGCATCCAGGGCAACAGACCAATGCAGATTTCCGCAGGTGCACCGCTACCAGTTGTGCCGTCAAATGTAATGCTTGCGAATGGAGAAGTGTGTCATTACTGTGGACCTGCTACTTTTGTTAAAACAAAGAATGTGGTCGTTGGATATTCCGGAGGAAGCCGTGGTACAAGTGTCCGTATTGCAAAAGGTATGTCGGTACATCTTGGAGCGAGAAAAGCAGCTCCAATCCGTGGTGACGTGCAGGAGCGTACACAGGGAGTTCTTTCTATTACGAATAAGAGAGTTGTATTTTCAGCAAACAAAGGAGCTTTCGATAAGAAGATTTCGGCATTGTCAGCTGTAACTCCTTATCAGAATGGCATTGCTTTCCAGTTCGGCGATCAACAGTATCCTTTGGAAACCCGCCAGCCGGAATATATTTATCAGATATTGGCTCGTGTGGTTAATTCATCCGAGGACATCTAATGCCAGCATACAAATACACTCTCAAAAGTGGTAAAACACTATGGTATGCCAATTTCTATTACACCGACTGGACTGGAGAAAAGAAGCATATCTGTAAACGAGGGTTCAAAACACAGAGGGAAGCAAAAGATTATGAGAGGTCCTTTCTGGATCAGCAAAGCAGTTCAAGCGACATACTCTTTTCTTCCCTCGTTGCAAATTATCTTGAAGATATGGAACACCGCTTGAAGCCTACAACAATGGAGAATAAGAGGTTTATTATCGACACGAAGCTGCTCCCCTACTTCGGAAAGCAGAAGATTTGTGACATTGATACAATAAAGGTCAGAAAATGGCAGAATGAGCTTATCTCCTATCGGGATGATGATGGAAAGCCATTCTCCCAAACATATTTAAAAACTGTGAACAACCAGTTATCAGCAATAATGAATTATGCTGTATCTCATTACCGCCTGCCTGTCAATCCATGCAGGGCGGCCGGCAGTATGGGAAAGAGCAAAGCGGATGAAATGAACATCTGGACGCAGAAAGAATATGAGAAGTTTTCAAATGCAATTAGCAAATCGTCTATGAAGCTTGCTTTTGATATTCTCTTTTATACCGGTATGCGTTCCGGAGAGCTTCTGGCACTCACACCTGCAGACATTCTTTCATCAAAAAGAATTGATATCAATAAGAACTATGCAAAAATTAAAGGTGAGGAGCTATTCCTGGAGCCTAAGACACCAAAGGCAAAAAGATGTATTTCCATTCCGGATTTCTTATATGATGATATTCAAGAATACATTTCCAAGCTATATGGTATCGGAAATGGCGACAGGATATTTTACTTCCAGAAGACAGCTCTGGAAAAAGAAATGAAAAGAGTATCAGAAAGAATTGGTCTGAAGCCGATCAGAGTACATGACCTGCGGCACTCTCACGCAAGTATGCTGATAGAGCTTGGGTTTACCCCATTAGAGATTGCAGAACGTCTCGGCCACGAATCAATAAAGACTACTTTGGACACCTACTCACATCTTTATCCAGATAAAGATCAGAAGCTGGCAGACCGCTTGAACCAGTTTCGCAAGAATTGAATCTGTAAAGCCGTCTCAGACCGAGGCGGCTCTTTTTATATCTGCGACTGCTTTCGATTGCACTTTTACAGGAAGCTGCACATCACAAGAATAATGCTCATTTTGAGTAGGAAAAGTAATGGCACATCATTCTTAACATCACATTAACATCACAGAGTAAAATAAAAGAGCCACAATCCCAGTAAAATAAGGATTTGTGGCTCAAATGTCCGTTATTCAAACTCAATCGTTCCAGGTGGTTTACTAGTCAGNTTATTCAAACTCTTCCCAAAGGAAGTATCATCAAATCAAAAATGCTGATTTTATGCGGCATTCCACCGCATCTGTTTCATCTAATGTTACTCTTTTCATATCGTTTTCAAAAACTTTAGTAGCAAATTAGTTGCAATACTTCCCTATTGCTCCTATGAAATCCATGGCAGATATAATCTACTTTTACTACTAAAAACGAATAATCAAATGTGGCTTGCGGGTGCTTAATTGTGCCTGCTGCCACACCNCCTCATTTATAATTCTGCTCATGACTGTCTGGAGAACCTCGAATGGAATCTCTGCACTCTCTGCTGTCATGAAATCAATTGTGTTGACTGCACGAAGTGCAACCGCATAATCGTAAGTTCTTTCGTCACCCATAACACCAACGGAACGCATGTTAGTGAGGGCTGCGAAATACTGATTTGGCATCCATGCTGGAGCCTTACCGTTAGCTTTCTTGTACTCAGCTACAGCCTTGTCAACCTCTGAACGGTAGATATAGTCAGCATCCTGAACGATACGAACCTTATCAGCTGTTACCTCGCCGATAATCCTGATT